GCATGGCTTGGCTCTTCCAATTGAGCCGAACTTCGAAGAACCACAAGAGGATATTTCGGAAAGTCCACAATTGGCTATCCATGCAAATCTTTATGTGTTTAGCGGTCATACATTGGCCAACCTAGTGGACGAAATTGTTGAGTTTGCTTACCAAGAAACATTCAACATGATCAAACGAAAAATGCAATACATGGATGAGGCTTAATATGGAAAAGAAAGAACTCAGTGGGTTGGCTCGCCAACTCCTACAAAGCTCAGGCTCACAAGTGTTTTTCACTCAAGCAGAGTTTGATGATGCTTTGGCATTAGCTCAGGCAGAGATCATGCATGTTGCAGTAGAGACAACAAGACAGGCCATCTTGATTGAGCGCGAAGAGTGTGCAAAGCTTGCAGACGCATGCGTGGACATCGAGAAGCTTGGAGAGGCAATCCGTAATCGCATACCATCACAGAGGCAATGATGAAACCAGTTGATCTAACTTTGTATTGCGTATATGCAATCGCAGTGATTGTGATTCTCATGGACATGCTTGTGTGGAGGCCAATGTGACTAGAGAAGAAGTCATTGACTTGGCTGAGCACATAGGCATACTGCGTGATGGGGACATGTGGTTCTCAAACCTGAAGGACTACCAAGACGTGCACACACAAGACTTGGTAGAACTCGCGCTTCTAGCGTACAACAAAGGCTACAGAACATGCTTGAACGAACAAAGGAAAAAGGATGATTGAGTTTTCATACACAGAATTGTTTTTATTGTTGTGGTGCGTAACTGCAACTGGATTTGCTTGCTATTACTTCTCAGAGTTCAGGGGTGCCAAAATGTTTGCTAACATGTTGTTACACGATAAGAACGCGCGAGAGCAGATACTGTCTAAGATTGATGAAATGGAAAGGGCCAAGCCATGAATGACGACGTAGACAAAGCCATAGAAGAGGAATACGAGTTCCAACGCATGATCAGGCGCAAAGATTGGAATGAAGGCCCAACCATGAGCATTGACATACCCATCACCACAAAGATGGTGATACCTGATGTGTTCAGAAACGCGGTGCTCGAAGAGGTGGCATTGGAGTTCGACAAGCTCAAGAACTTCGGAGACACATCACAATCGTTTGCTCGATTCGTGAGGGACATGAAGAAATGATCAAGACGCCATCAAAAGCACTGTGTTTGAGCATAGCCCAAAAGACATTTGAAGATCAGGAGTCCTTTGGGCAAAGGTATTGGGACTGGCTCTTCATGTGGGGATGGCATGATCATTGGGTAGAAAACTATTGGAACAAGGAATAAACATGGCAACCGCAAAGAAAGTCGCAACAAAGGCTGTAGCAAAGAAAGTAGCCCCAAAGAAGGCACCAACAGCAAAGAAAGTGGAATTAATTCCAGAGAGACAATATGGAATGCCAGTAGAGGTCAAAGACTGGATTGAGCAAGCATCAAGCCGAATGAGGCACATGCAAGGTGAGATAGACCGCCTCAAAGAAGAGAACAAAGCGCTCAAGTCTTACCGCAAGTTCGCGGAGCACAGAATCTTGAGAAGTGAAGCCGAATAAGATAAACTTCAGGATATGCACTGCAATATCGTGCGAAAGGACTGCAATTATGTCGTTAACACTAAAGTTATCAATTGGTAATAAACAATTTAAAAATATTGGGAGGAGAGTATGACTCCTAATAAGAAGGGTGCTGGAAGACCAGTAGGAAGCCCTAACAAGGCGACTGCGGACGCTAGGATAGCCATAGCCTCATTTGTGGATGGAAACGCTCATAGGCTCTCTGGATGGCTCGATCAAGTAGCGAATGGTATTCAGGATGAGGAGGGGAACTACATCACTCAGCCGAACCCTGCGAAGGCTTTCGATCTGTTTCAAAGCGTAGTGGAGTATCACATCCCCAAACTGGCAAGGACTGAGATAACTGGATCGGATACTCAGCCAGTGATCATTGAGCACAACATCAATGTGTTTGGCCAGTTGTTGGAGAACATCAAGGCATCACGTCAGAGCCAATGAGTGAAGTCATTGATGAAGTCCTCCTCGATCCCAAGACTCAGGAGGAGTTCCTAAACCTATCAGTCGTCGATCAGACGGTATTCTTATGGCAGTACCAATGGCTGAAGGAGAAGGCACATAAACACCAGATTGAGCCATCAGGGGATTGGTGGAGCATATGGCTGATGCTCGCTGGCCGTGGAGCCGGTAAGACCAGAGCTGCAGCAGAATGCCTGGCGTGGTGGGCATGGAGTCAGCCTGGCACGAGGTGGCTAGTATCGGCTCCAACTTCAGGGGACTTGAAGGGCACATGCTTTGAGGGTGACTCAGGGCTCATGACCATCATCCCCCCAATGCTGATTGAGAAGTACAACTCCAGCCTCCACGAGCTTCACTTGACCAATGGGTCGTTCATCAAAGGGATTGCAGCCTCGGAGCCTGAGCGCTTCAGGGGGCCACAATTCCATGGTGGATGGTGTGATGAGTTAGCCGCTTGGGAGTACATCCAAGAGGCGTGGGACATGATGCAGTTCGGTCTGCGTCTGGGTAAGAAGACCAAGCTGATCTGCACCACAACTCCAAAGCCCAAGGACTTGATCCTTGATCTGGTAGGACGTGAGGGGGATGACGTGGCGATCACCAGAGCCTCGACCTACTCGAACATCAAGAACTTGGCGGAGAACTTCCAGAAGCAGATCCTCCAGTACGAATCCACCAAGCTCGGACGCCAAGAGATCTATGCTGAACTGATTGATCCAGAAGCGGATGGTATCGTCAAGAGGGATTGGTTCAGGCTATGGCCAGACGGTAAGCCCTTCCCCAAGCTTGAGTACATCATCCAGTCCTATGACTGCGCAACCTCAGACAAGACATACAACGATCCGACTGGCTCCATCACGCTAGGCGTGTTCAAGCCCATGGATGGGGGCATGTGCGTCATGGTACTCGACTGTTGGCAAGAGCACTTACAGTATCCTGACCTCCGCCCCAAAGTCCTTGAGGAGTTTGAGGTGGCCTATGGAGAAGGACGAGAGAAGAAGCTCGTGGACGTGGTTTTGGTGGAGGACAAGTCCGCTGGCATCTCATTGATCCAAGACTTACAGAGGGCGCACATCCCAGTCATTGCATACAACCCTGGCAGAGCCGACAAGATACAACGGCTATCCATCGTGGCAAACATCATCAAGGCTGGCAGAGTGTGGGTGCCTGAGTCATCCGTCCGTAAGGGTTACGTCAAAGACTGGGCTGAGGGCATGGTAAGCCAGATCTGCTCCTTCCCTGAGACGGCTCACGATGAGTTCGTGGACTGCATCAGCCAAGGGCTCAGATACCTCAGAGACGCTGGTTGGATCAGCATTGACATGCCAAGGCGTGATCCCTTTGAGGACTCAGACATATTGGACGCAGACGAGTTCAACAACAAGGGAAGATCAAATCCATACGCTCAGTAAAGGTGCAGTTAAACTGCACCCCTAAGCACAGTAGGGTTATTATCAAATAGGTTTGACTTGAATCAAACATAGATCAAAGGCATAATCTGAACATGGCTAAGAAACCCACACTAGACGAGATGCGCCTTGCTCTAAACAAGGTGATGCCCCATCATCAGCGTGAAGCTAATAAGGCTAAGTTCCTTGAGGGAGCTAAATCTAAAGAACGGATGTATCACGCTACTGGCGACGACTTTACTGAGTTTGATCCCAATAAATCATCGGAAGAAGGAAAGTTTGGTAAGGGCATCTACATGACGCCCCAAACACGTTATGCCAATTTCTTTGGGAATATAAGGGCTAAACAAGGCAAAAGCGCCCAAATCATGCCTGTGCACACATCCATTAAGAATCCGTATGAGATACATGGACATCAAAACATTCCATTCAATAAAATAGATCAAGACAAATTAAAAGCTCTTGGACATGATGGGATATTCTTTTACGATGACCGTGGTGATTTAAAAGAAGCAATTGCTTTTCACCCCAACCAAGTCAAATCAGCGATTGGTAACCGTGGGACATACGACGTAAACAACCCAGACATCACGATGGCCAAAGGAGGCTCTGTGGAACCCAAGAAGACCGTCAAAGCCTACAAACTGTTCAGGGTGCACGAAAAGCATCCAGGCAAGCTGTTCCCCCTCTTCGTGGACGCCAACACTCCTGTGGAGATGGGCAAGTGGGTGGATGCCAAGATCGGTGAACAATCAGGCGAGAAGGTCAAGTCTAAGATTGGGCCACTGGCAATGAGACCAGGGTGGCACGCAGGTGATCTACCCGTTGCCACTCACATCGGTGAGAAGTCACACCCCAATCTCACAGCCCCCGACACAAGACCCCACAACCATGCATGGGCTGAAGTAGAGATGCCTAATGATGTGGATTGGCAGACTGAAGCCAACAAGCGTGGCATGAACAAGAAGGGTGAGTTGATCAGCAAGCATGCACACATCACGGATCAATTGCCTGTCGGTGGCCATTACAGATACAAGACCAACCCCAACATGACTGGCAATTGGCTGATTGGTGGTGCTATGAAGGTAAATAGGATACTGAGCGACGCTGAGGTCAAAAAGATCAATGACCGTCATGGCGTGGCTGACTTGCCAAGGGCTGAGCCCTTCAAGAAGAAGACATTCGGCTTTGCAAGTGGTGGAGTTGTTGCCCCTGAAGCTTGGGTGGCTGAGGAGCACATCCACTACACAGCGCCAGTCCACATCAAGAAGAAGCTCGATGAGATGAAAGCTGAGATGGCTCAGAAGGTCGCTCACGAGAAGGAATACCACAAGGCCATCAGGCACATGCCGTTCGACCAGATCCCCACGCTTGAGGACTGGAAGAAGGGACAACCCACCCACGCACATCACTTACAGATAGAGGAGCGCCCCTTATGAATGAGTTAATTGGCAAGGGCAGACCCTTCTATTCAGCACTGGACATGGGGGCCAAGGCTCTAAAGCGTAAGGTTGGAACTGGATCTGAGTTCATGAAAGAGTTGATGGCGTTGCCTGGCATCAAACAAAATGAAATCAAAGAGCGTGGACTTGAGGAGATGATGGGTGCTCCCAAGATGACGCACGATCAGTTCCTTAGCCATCTGTCTCAAAAATCAAATCCTAGAATAATAGACAAGACGCTAAAGCCTTTGACCGAGAGTGAAATCATTGATAAGTTAATTTACGATCAAGCTCGTGAAGATGCTGCAAGTGTAATGGGACGTCGTGGAAGCCGAAACTCTGATGAATATGATGAGGTAGTAGACAGAATTGCAGAAGAATTAGCAGACAGACATTGGAATGCATTCAGCCAAATTGCTCAAAGAATGAAACGCAATGGTGAGATTGAAGAGGGGGCTGCTCACGAACAATGGACTTTGCCTGGCGGTGATAACTACCGTGAGATGCTGATCAAGTATCCTATGGGCAATTTTGAAGGCGTCCCCCAACACTTTAACGGTGAACCCAACATCTTAGCTTCCATGCGTCTTATGGATCGCAAAGGGCCCAACGGTGAGAAGTTATTGCACCTTGAGGAGTTGCAATCGGACTGGCATCAACAAGGGCGTGAGAATGGTTATACAAACGGATTAACCAATGAAGAAAAAGATGAATTAAGGAAGTTAAAAAGATTGCCATTGAACGACTTGATGGATAACCCACAACTTCATGAAAGATTTAGTGTTTTAGCACAGAAGAAAAAAGGCGTTCCTGATGCCCCATTCAAGAAGAACTGGGAAGAGATGGCCATCAAACGCTTGGTTCATCATGCTGCAGAGAAGGGCTACCATGGCATTGTCATGACCCCTGGCAAAGAGCAAGCAGACAGATATAGTTTGTCTAAACATATTGGAAATTTATCTGTAAAGAGAACTCCAGAAAATTTTGTTATTTCTGCAAATGATCCTAATGGCAATCATCTTTTTACAAAATCCAAATATCATTTATTAGATTTAGACCAAGATGTTGGCAAGGAACTTGCGGAAAAAATAAAAGACGATCTTGCCAACAAATCTGGCCATGAACATAATTATTCTGGTCTTGATCTTGAGATTGGTGGAGAAGGCATGAAAGGGTTTTACGACAAAAAAGTCCCCAATATCTTCAACCAGATTGGCAAGAAGCATGGCGTACAGATGCAACTCCATGGGCATGAAGAAAACTTACCAAGGGTTGCTTACTTTGGTGACGATCCTGTGGAGGCAAGGACAACACAGTTGCACCACTTCCCCATCACTGAGCCAATGCGCCAAGACATATTAACCAACGGACTTCCACTGTACAAGACAGGTGGAGTTGTCCATAAAGCCGAAGGAGGCAACGTGCAGCCATCAATTGAGCAAATGCGCCAAGCGCTCCAACAAAACAGATTCATGATCCCCAAAGCTGAGATTCAGTCTATTGGAGCCAATGAAGCCCCTAACTTATCCGACAAGATATACATCGAGCCTGGCAAGGATGGCAGACCATCCGTTGGTGGCGTAGACATGGATCAGATGACGCCTGGGATGCAATACGTTCAGCAGTCAGCACCACAGATGACTCCACCTGGACAGCAACAGCCTGGTCAGCAAGGACAACCACCACAACCAAGTGGTAACGTTACCAGTCCTTTGGGTGGACAGCCAAGCAATATATTGAGCTTAACGCCTCAAGGTCAAGCTATGAGTGCTATGAGCCCACCACAACAACCTCAGCCACAAGGCTTAAAGGATGGTGGTCAGCCATCATCAGATCAATACCATGAACTATTGCGCAGACATTTAGCTGGTGAAAGGCTAAGCAAAGCTCAAAATGAATTACTTGGTCTTTATCACAGCGTTGGTGGTGGACGCAAGATATCTGTGCCAATCCATATGATGCAAGCAAGGTATGCTCCTGATCCCAATCAGCCTATGGTCAAAGAAAGAATGATCACACCAGAAGCTTTGCTTGGTGGAGCTGGCGTTCCATTGGTGGGTGACTCATCACGTGGTGGAGAACTATTGACTCACATTGATGACAACGAGTTTGAAATTCCAGTTGAGTTACAAGCTGGCAAAGACTTCATGCGTCGGATCAAACCCAAAGGCGAACAGTCTGGATGGGCATCAGGCACAAGCGTGATCAGTGACTTGGCCAAAAAAGTCAGACTTGCCAAAGAGTTTGGAGATAAAGTCTATGGACTCCACGCCACAATGAGTGGAACTGGAGCTGACTTTAGTAGCATGCCAACCAAAGCAGTGATTGAAATGCTCAAGCATAGCAAGATTCTCAAGAAAGATAAGAAAGCTTTCAATGAAGAGATGAAGTCATTGCATCCAGAGTTTGTTGGGTTAGATAGCCCTGACTTGCTGAAACAGTTGACAGCACCTGGTTCGGGAGAGTTAAAGAAGCTATTCCTGCAACGCATGAGCACTGATCCCTATCAAAACGCAAAGTTCCCAGAGGTAGCCAAAGCTCGTGTAGCGGTGTCGCATCCACACTTGCTTGAGCGCCCTTTGCATTCAATAGGCGCAGGAATCACGGAGTTTGATCCATCTGGTCGAATAATCAAAAACCCAAGCCAACCTCACTATGACTACCCCGATGAATTGGCAAGTAAAGAGTATGTTGGTGGATTTGATGTGCCTATGCATCGCGGTGAAATTTTCCAAGAGTGGGAAAAGAACAGACGCATGATGAATGCAAGTAAGTCATCAGATCCAAGATCATTTGATCTGAGCACTCCTGTACAAAAGTTTGACCAAGAATGGTTAGATAAAGTCATGCCAATCTACTTGGCTAGAAGAAAAGCATTGATTGGTAAGAAAAAAGGTGGCAAAGTCGAAGATAATCTCGACACCATGCGCTATGCTTTAAGCAAAGTATCAAAAAAGGCTAAGAAATGAACGATCAAGACGATATGAACATTGAAGAGCAGGAAGACGGCTCTGCCATCGTTGACATTCCCGATATTGAGACGGAAGAACAACCAGACGGTTCTGCAATCGTTACCATGCCTGATGATGGCCCAGAGGAAAACCCTGACTTCTACCATAACATGGCGGAAGACTATGACGAGGGCACACTCAGCACATTGGCTCTTCGCTACATAGACTTGATCAAGGGCGACAAAGAAGCCCGTGAGTTGAGAGATAAGCAATACGAAGAAGGCTTGAAGCGTACCGGCATGGGCAATGATGCCCCTGGTGGCGCAACCTTCATGGGTGCATCCAAAGTGGTTCACCCAGCCATGGCAGAGGGTTGCGTAGACTTTGCTGCCAGAGCCATCAAAGAGATGTTCCCACCTGATGGCCCAGTCAGGACTAAGATTCTTGGCAAAGCTGATGAGATCAAATCACAGAAAGCCGAACGCAAGCGTGATTATCTGAACTGGCAAATCACTGAGCAGATTGAAGAGTTCAGAGATGAGCAAGAGCAGTTGCTGACTCAGTTGCCATTGGGTGGCTCACAATACTTCAAGCTATGGTTTGACGAAGACAAAAAACGCCCCACAGTGGAGTTTTTGCCAATTGATAGGGTAATCATACCGTTCGCTGCTAGTAACTTCTACACGGCCCAAAGAGCAGCCGAGGTGCACGAGATTACGCACTGGGAGTTTAACCGCCGCATGGCTAGTGGCATGTACCGTGAGGTAAGTGTCATCCAATCCACTACGGAACCTGATCCTACAAAGCCCCAACAAGCCAACAACAAGATTGAAGGTCGTAAGTGGGAAGACAACAAAGACGGACTGCGTAAGGTTTATCACATCTACACCTACCTTGAGTTGGAAGACGACAAGTACAGTAAAGGTGAGATGGCTCCTTATATCCTGATGATTGATGAGTTAGACAACGAAGTGGTTGGACTCTATCGGAATTGGGAAGAGCAAGACAAGACCATGACCAAGTTGGATTGGATTGTGGAATTTAAGTTTATCCCTTGGAGGGGTGCATATGCGATTGGTCTCCCTCATCTCATTGGTGGATTGTCCGCTGCCCTCACTGGATCGCTTCGTGCTCTCTTGGACTCAGCCCACATCAATAACGCTGCCACCATGCTCAAGCTCAAGGGAGCCAAGATTAGTGGGCAGAGTCAGCAAGTTGACATCACGCAAATTGTAGAGATTGAAGGCGCACCTGGCGTCACTGACATTCGCCAGATTGCCATGCCCATGCCTTTCAACCCACCTAGCCCAGTGCTATTTGAGCTTCTAGGATGGCTTGACACAGCGGCTAAGGGGGTAGTGAGCACCAGTGAAGAAAAGATCGCTGACGTCAATCAAAACGCTCCTGTGGGCACAACCCAAGCGTTGATTGAGCAAGGTGCTGCAGTCTTTTCCGCTATTCACGCAAGGTTGCACGAGTCACAAGCAAGGGTATTGAAGATCCTTTGCAGGCTGAACCGTTGGCACTTTGATGAGATGCGCAAGTCTGAAGTGGTTGCCGATCTAGAGATTGAGCGTGAAGACTTTGCTCGTAACACGGATGTGGTGCCAGTCTCTGATCCTCACATATTCTCTGAGACCCAACGCATGGCTCAGAACCAAGCTGTGTTGGCTTTGGCTGAGAAGCACCCAGACCAGTTCAACATGAACCAAGTGTTGTCACGGTTCCTCAAGCAATTAAAGGTGCCTAACATCAATGAATTGATGAAGGATGTGCCAGCACCTGAGCAGAGGACTTCTGCGGATGAAAATGCTGCCATGTTGCTTGGCCAACCAGCCTATGCATACATGCAACAAGATCACATCGCTCACATTCAGGATCACTTGCAATTTGGATTGAATCCATTCTTCGGACAGTCCCCATTTGCAGACCCCAACTTTGTCAACAACTTGATCGAGCACATCAAGCAACATATGACATTGTGGTATCTGAACCGTAGCAATGCATATGTGGCTCAATCACAAGGCGGTAAACCTGTAGACAACTATGATGATCCAACACTGACCGCAGCTATTGACAAGCTGTACACAGTGGTTGGTGCTCACGTAGAGATGGATACTCAAGATGTCTTCCAAGCATTTGTTCCACAGTTCCAAAAGCTGATTGGTATTGCTGCACAACGTCAACAGGCATCACAAGGCCAGTTGCCACCTGCTGAGCAAGTGGTCAAAGACACAAGCATGGCTGAGACACAACGCAAAACCCAAGCCGACCAAGCCAAGTCACAGCATGAGCAAGCCAAGTTGCAAGCAGACATGCAAAAAGCAACGATGGACAACCAAACAAAGATTGCAATTGAGAATGCTAAGCTGACTCATGAGACAATCCAAAACATTGCACAGGCACAACCGCCTGCAATGCCAACACCCGCTATGCCGGGACAACCACCGGCAGCAATGCCACAACCTCAAGGAGCGCCAAATGGCAACATCTGATCAAGAACAAAAGAGCATCAACGTACCCCAACACAAGCGCTTGGCACAAGGCGCTCCTATTACGGGTCAAACCATGAAGGAAACAGGCAAAAAGACCGCGTCTCCTTTGTCTAAGAAAAAATGATTGAACAACTGATCCACGTGATCAAACTTCGCCAAGCAGAGTTGGCAGCGTCTCTCGCCTTTGGAAACGCTACCACTTTTGAGGCTTATCAGCGCATGGTCGGTGAGTATCAAGGACTGCAATACGTCTTGAACTCATTTGACCGCATGGCTGAGGAAGAAGAAGGAAAAGAATAAGTCCCCCTAAAGGACTGAGGCCGCGCTGAAAAGCGCTTTAACGATGCACCTGAGATATGGTGTTTTTTAGGAGTTAGTATGAGTGAGAAAGAGAAGATCCCTACGATTGAG